TCTGATTCTGTAAAATAGGTGTCTGTTGCTTTGAAACTTGGACCTTTTTTAGATCCAACAAAGCCACTTATTTTTTCAAGTTCACCTTTCTGTGTCCATTGGTCTAATGTTGCATTAAGAAACTTTTTATTTCGTTCTGTTTGAAATACTTCAGGTAACAGCGTAGTGGTTGTTCTAGAAACCGTTGCCATTTATTAGTACCCCGATGAGCCAGATGAACTTGATGATCCAGTTGAACTTGATGATCCAGATGAACTAGAAGATGTTGTAGTTGTAGTTGTGGTTGTAGTAGATGTACTGCCTCCTGTTGTTGCAGACACCACGTCAGCAGTAGAAGTAGATGATGTAACAATGTTGCCACTTGCTTTTATATTGCCTTGTGATATGCTTGGAATTATTTCAACGTTGTCAACAGTTGCGCCACTTATAAAAATTTCATCTGAATTAGATTCAATTTGAAACAACGAACCAAACGTTGCATCTTGTTGATTAGGAACAATCACGATCGAACTTATTTTTGGAGCCAATGCATTGTGTATGTAAGTTGAAAGTTCAGTGTAATAAAATGCATCTCCAAAATTCCAATTCTCCAATGCAAAGTATTGATTGATTGCTTCAATTACAGATGTCTGTATATCATTATCAGTAAGTGTAAGATCAGGATTTTTAATTACTTTGAATGTTGCCTGCAAGTTGCTATCTGCATTTGGTCCAAATAACAATTTATATTTTACAGGTCTATAAACAATTTCATCTGAAACGTTTCTAAGTTCACTCAATGTTGGATTGTAAGCAGTTCTTAGTGCATCAGTTGATGGTTCAATTGGAGCAGATCCTATCTGTCCGTTTTGGATCCATTGTCTGTAATCAGTGTCATATGCAGATGTAAGAATGTGCAAGTCAATTAGGTTACTCACAGATGGATCAATTCTACGATCGTATCTTGCCGCATGTTCATAATTGTAATTGATGTTGTCTCTGCCTAACAATGCTTTGTATGTGTCTGATACATCTACCAAAGCACCTGTGCTTGAATTGTATTCTTGTATGGTGCCAGCATTGAAAAAGTGAAATAATTGTCCATTTGAATATTGTGAAAGATCAACGCCGGAACCTCCACTTGCTAAAACAAAATCTGTGCTTGGAACTACATCAAAATAATCACTTGCTTTTGAAGTATCTTTTTTGAAGTAAACATATTTTGCACTTACATTTTTAGTTGGATCCACAACACTTAAAAATAAATCTGGATTGTCTACAACACCATCATCATCTGAATCATTAAATGACACTGCAACTTCTCTTGTATCATTGAAGCCAGTGCTTAACACTCTGTTGCCTACAATAGCAAAAGCATAGTCTTCTGCCAGTTGCACAGTTGAATCAGGCATTGTGTTAAATTTTAAAATTTTGATTTGATCTCTTACTACTTTACCTGTAGCCGCATCAAATATTTTTTGATCTTCATCATAGAAGAATCTATTTTTGGTTGCTGATCTAAACACATATGAAGTGTTTCTATATTTTATGGTGTACACTCTGTTAGTTGCAGTGAACTGCAATACCCAACTTGCATCTCTGTTGGTGTCTGTTTGCGACCCTTGAAAACCTAAGTCAAAACTGCCATCTATTTCAATGTTGTCAGTGTCAATAAACTGCCAAGATGCTGTGTCAATATTGTATGTTAGTCCAAAATTTTCATAATTTTTAATTGCTTCAACTACACTTGCTTCAACATTTGTTGGCAATGCTGTTGCGTATGCAGGAATTATTTCACTGATAATTGCATTGCTAGGAACCTTATCTGCTAAAGTTATAGGTCCGTTGCCGTTAGTAAAATTGCCTTTGCCATAATTTGATCCATCTAACTTTATGTCAACAACTTTGGTCCATATTACTGCTTGTGATCCAGTGTGTCCAACTGCACCTGTCATCAGTGTGCCGTTTGCCATAAAGTGTTGTCCTGCAGGGGGCACAAATTTAATAAGTGCTCCTGGCTTGACGTATTTCAAGTTAGTGGTTGTAAAATCTCCTACTGCCAAAGGTCCTGATTCTTTGAAGTAACCTGTGTATGTGTTAGTTGCTTCAGTGCTTAAATTCCAAGTAAAATTTGTGCCAGTGTTTTGTCTAGTGTAGGCATCATAATAAAAATCTCGCACACCTGTTGATTTAATTAAAGGCACAATGGTGTTTGCAATTATGCTTGTAATTTCACTGTTTGATGTGTATGAAAAACTTGATGTTGGTTCTGTGTTTTCTTTGTACACAACACCTTCGTCAGCAAAAATATTTGTTGATGAATAAGCACCGGTTGGGTCAATCAAATCATAATATCTTGAAATGCCTGATGCAGTTCTATTAACTGATTTTGTTTTTGCTATGCCTTGAAACTGTGTTAACGGCACAATTTGATAATCTTCAGCAGTGGTCATTCTGTTGTTGGTGTAATAAGCCTGTGGCGCCTTTGTCTTGATGTCAACATTGCTTTCTGTTGCTACTCCGTTGTCTACAGTTGTTTGTAAATCCATAACCACTGTCAATGTGTTTACTTGTCCTTTGCTGTTGACATAGTCAATTGATGCAGTTACTCCACGCATGTCTCTTGGACGAATTGTGTAAGTTTGATTGATACTGCTTCTGTAATATGTTCTAAATTGTCCATTTGGATTTTCCCCAAACACACCATCAGCAAAAACTAAATCAATTGCATCATTGGCTCTAGTATTCACACTGAATAATTTTCTAATTGATTGTGCTAATGAATTGTAAATTACATTGTTGCCTGTGACTGCTGGTACCTTTGTCCATGCACTATCAAGTGTGCCATTTTCAGTAAGGTCATACAACCAAACATCAGAATTATTAACGTTGCTTTTGTCAATTGAAACTATTGTGTTGGGCGAAGGATCAGTAACACTGAACTCTGAAAATCCTAAATCTCCTTGTTTGAACAACATGAAAAATCCTGTGTTTTCTGATTGGTTACCTTTTCCATCTGCTCTATACAAAAGGCCCAGTCTGTTGCCAGGTATAGGTGCTTCTTCGTAAATGAAATTCTCATTTCTAAATGTTGCACTACACAATTCAAATGGCATTGGTTGTGAATTAATTGTTCTTGTAAATTTTAAGATAGGCACATCTGTATTGATTGTTGAAAATTTATATTGATGCGTCATTACGCCTCCAATAATATCTTTGATTGCAGGTGAGCCAAATTTTTGTGTGCCACTTAAACTTGCATTTAGCACTGCAATAAATTGCTCTAGCCAATTTGCGTTTGTTGGGTCGTTCCAACCTATAATTGCGTTTGATAAATCAACACCAGCAGAATCTTGAACTGATTCTGTTGTACTGATACTGGATATTTTTATGAGGCCAGAACCAGTTTGGTTCCTTTTAGGCACATAACTTAATAGTCTTGCTAATCGCAATATGCTGTCACGTCTCTGTGCTGTGTCAATAAAATTTTCTCTTGCATTGAGGTCAGTTCTAAATGATAAGTTTTGTCCAAGATATGCAATAAGATCAATCAGTGCAATGTACTCTGATGATTCAATGTAATCATTAAAATCTTCCGGGTAATTGTTTTGTAGATACTGTATCATAGTTCTACGAATAGTATCAAAATCGTATGATAAGAAATCACTCTGTTGGAAAGACCTGTAAATCTTTTGCCAATCCTGTGATACTAATAAACTGTTCTGTCTATCTGTTGTGGCCATTTGTGCGTATATTTATTTTAGTAATAATATGCGTACTTATTAGTATGCCGCTGATGATGTTGTTTGTGTTGTAGTGCTTGTATCAACTGGATTTGATGTTACAGAAAGTCCTTCGTTTTGATCAAATCCTAGTGTTAGTTTTTCACTTATGTTGTATGGAATATAGTTTATTTCAAGTTGTAGATTCAGTCCATATTCTGCTTGATCTATTCTTAGTGTATCAAGTTGCCATCTTGGATCTTGTCCTACAATTTCAATTACATCTTCTTCAATTGATTTGCTGATTTCAGATGTAAATGGTTCAAACAAAGTGTCATGTATGATGGTGCCATAATCAGGATTTTCTAATTTTTCACCTTTTTTAATATAGAAAGCATTCAGTAAATCAGTCCTTGCAAGTTCATAGTCATACAATGTGTTCGAGTCAAAGTCTCTATTGACTGTGCTGAATCCAACATAAGTCTTAATTCTGTTCACCGTACCTAAGGTATCTCTAGTTGTAGTTTTAATTAATTTTACTTTTGCCATGTTATCCTGCGTTTACATCTCCTGATCCGTTAGCATGTGGATGAGCACAATCTGCCAAATCACCTTCGCGAATTACAAACTTTCCACCTGCTTTTACTGTGCTTGAACTTTCATTTGTGCTGTTAGGTGCCGCATGTATGCCCACTCCATGACCTGCATGTGGACCGTCACCTTTAACATTGATGTCCGCACCATTAACTTTAACATTAGAAACTTGCCCGTTGGCTAATGTTCCTCCTTGTATATCGCTGACTGCTATTTTTGTTATTGCTGGCATGATGTATTTAAGTCCTTTCGCTCAGGTCATTGCCTGCCTTCTTTTTGTTGATTGGCTCTATGTATTCACGGTCTGTGCGATCTGGATTTACAAAATCTCTGGCTTTGTTTTCATGCAATGTCCATTCTTCGTGTATTGGTACTCTTTTCATAATTGATTGCAATTGAATCTTCACACCTTCTTCATCCAATGTAGTTGAATCTGTCCTGTATGGGAAAATGTATTGTGTGTCTGTGTTAGGCACATTGTGAGTCAACAATGCATTGATGGAGGCTTGCTCAGCAGTTGCACTTGAACCTGCAGTGGTGATAGACACTGTACCAGAATTCAAATTAATTGTTCCACCATCAATATCAGTGCCTGTGTTTGATACTTGTAATTTTGCAGAACTTTTCAAAGACGTATCCAACACACTGTCTACATTGACTTTGCCTGATGTTTTCAAATTAAAGTTTCCTACCACAGCATCAGCATCTGTTACTGCTTGTAAATTTATATTCGAAGTTAGACCATCATCTTTGTTTGCAGAATTACCTGCTAGGATGTCTATGTCACCTGTGGCATGTATGCGGACATCTTTTCTTGGACGCACTACATCATCCACTGTTTCTGCAACTTGTGATGCTCTTAGGTCAACATTGCCCAACACTGACTCCATTTTGAAATCATTCTGCACTTCGATTTTGCCTTCGCCTCCAACTTTAAGATGAGTTTCTGCTTTTGATTCCATTCGTATTGCGCCTGTGCTGACTTGATCTAATTGTTTATCATGAAACTTGTTTGATTCAACTGGCACACTGCCCACTGCCTTCATGTTTATGTTTCTACCTGCTTCTATGTTTACATCTCTGTCTGCACGAAAATTAAAATCCTGTTTGGTATGCACACTGACTGAATCCTCAGCAAAAACATCAAT